AGACTGGTTTTGACATAGCATTAGCTATTAACCATAGTAATAATATAACTGCACAAAAGATTATAATAGTAATTGTTTTCATAGTGTATCTATTCTTCTTTGTAAATATACTAAAGCTTTTTCTAAATCTTCTTTTTTGTTAAAACTTTTTTTACCAGCTCGTGCTAAATACTTTAAAACATTACCTAAATAAAAATCTTTATCTAGTTTCCATGCCTCTAATACTGTAAAGACTTCATAAGCTGTATCTTTTCCACCATAATACTCTGGACGGGGATTAAATGGAGGAATATTTTTTCTAAAGTCATGTACTTCTTCTGAAAGATTATTATACTTTAAATCCTTTACATTATAAGGATTATAAGTTTTTATTCTTTCTTTAACATCTTCTGGAGACAGTTCTTTAGAATTAATTGTACTAGATGAAAAGTAATCATCATGTGAGATATTTACCATATGATTGCTATATCCATTTCATTCAACATTAACTTGACACTTCCATCAATGTCAACTTTTTCTGCATGCTCTAATTGACTAACTGCAATATATACTACATCTCCTACCTTAACATCTTCTACTTTATCTCCTATAGCATAAATAGTAAGTCTGTTCCATGCTTTCATTGCTTCATACATTAATGCATCATCATCTTTAGTAGATAACTTAATTACTGATTCTTTTTTTACAGGTACTTCTATTAAGATTCTTCTTCCTCTTAATGTTTTAAATTTGCTCATACTTTTATTTTAGGGTTATTACTTTGTTTATAGACATTTGAGCATTAACTATTTCTCCTAGAGCATGCTCAAATAAAATGCTTCTAACTGGATTACCTCCAGCTAATATATATTCTTCTCTTAATAGATTGGCTGCTTCTGCCATAAGTTTCTTAACTTTAAAATCTGATGTATCTTCTGATAAATCAAAATCTATTTCCATTAAGGTTTCTCCAAAAGATACAATCTTAGTTTCTTTAAATGCTACTTGTTCTTCCATTATGCGTCAAATTTACTTGGTTTGTTTTTTAATGCACTGATTTCTTTATCAACATCTTTAAGTAAGTCATACTTAATTTGTTCTAATATTCCTACTAATACTAATGGATTAGTCTTAGCTTCATCTAGAGCTAGTTCAATTCCAATACCTCCATTTTCATGGACGCTAATAGTTAGGATGTTTATTATTTCAGACATACAGTTGGTTTGGGATACAAATATATAATTATTTTCCTTGACCTCTATATAATTTTTTATATTTTTTTGAAGACTTCAATTGAGAGCTTCCGCTCTTAGCATGTATGCCTGGTCTAGAGATATTCTTTTTTACTTTTGTGGTCAAGCCACTGTCTTTAATTTTTGCCATGATTATAATATATTAACAGTTCCATTTTCTTAATGCAAGAGTCTTTCTTGAAGGTTCTCCATTTGGTTTTTTAGCAGGGCCTGGCATACCAGACATCCTAGCGCAAAAACTCTTTCTTCTCTTAGCATCTTTGCTTCCTGGTTTTAATTTAGATGGTTTAGTAGTTACTGCTGTCTGAAGTTTGCTACCAGGATTAGCAGCTCTGTAAGAAGCTACACCTTTAGCATTTAATCCTCCTGCAGGATTTTTACCTTCTTTTCTAGTCCAAGCTGGTGTCTTTGCCATGATTATACTTTTTTAACTTTATTACCCATACCTACTCTAGACTTTTCTGCTTTCTTAGCAGCTAACTTAGAAGGTGTTATTTCACTTTTTGTTTTAGGTGTAGCTTTAGATATTCTTTTGGTAGGTCTACAGTATTCATTTTTACCACCAGCACCACAAGCTTTTCCTGATTTAGTATCTTGCCATTTTTCTGCTTGCCATCTTTTTAAGTCTGTTCCAGCTTTTGTTTTTCTAACAGTGCCAGAACCTTTCCTACATTTTGCAATAGCTTGAGAAGCCCTTGCTGAAGGAAACACAGCGTACTGTGCTTTTACTTTAGAATAACATGCATCTTTTGGCATTACTTTTTATTTTCTAGAGAAGAACCCTTTCTTAGGTGCTTCTATTTTAGTACTCTTTAGTTTTTCAATTATCTTGTTTGCCTCATCTTCAGCATAAGTTATTACCTCTTCTTCTTTATCTTTTATATTCCAGTTGTTTAGTAAGATACTCATGTGCATAGTTTCATGCATAACAGCTGTGGCTTTTTCTGTAACATTATACTTTTTAAAAGTACCTAAGTTTAAAAACAAGAATGGTTTGTATGGGGATTTAGCAGTTAACTTTTTATCTGCCGGATCATAATTAGTTAATCCATATATGTAAACTCCATTGCCAACAGTCATATCTACTTCTTCAGCTTGAGCATCTGCTCTATTTAACCCGTGCATCTCATCTACTTTATAGTAGTCAAAGACTTCAGTAGCATCATTACCTATAAGTAAGATATACTTACCCATGTCAACTTTCTTCATATTATAATATACTAAATATTATTTACTTATACAAATATCAGGATATAACCTACTTATACAAACCTATATTCAAACTTTTTGTTAAAGAGTTTGGCTATTTTATAGAGTATACCTAGTGTAAGTTTACCTTGCCTCTCTCTAGTTTCTATCTCAGACATTGATTGTACTGTACATCCGTACATCTGTGAAAGTGTATCAAGTGACATATTATTACTAAGTCTATGATATTTTACCAATCCAATAACTGGAATTTTTTCTTCAGCAGTAAATCCATGTTGCCATAACAAACATTGTTTATCTGCAAAGTATTCTAATATAGATGCATCAAAATGAAACCATTCACCACTTGTTCTTAAATCTTTAAATAATATATGTAGTTTTTTTTCTAAAGTTGCACTACCATCTATAAGATGCAGCAATTCTAATTTAACTGGACTTGAGACTTGCAACTGACTAAGTCTTTTATTTATGTTTTTTGTGTAACCAATTTTTACAAATTGATATTCATGTGAGATTAAATATATCATACATTCAGGTTTTAACCTTACAAAGATAACTAAAATAATCTATTTATCAGGTTAGCACAATTATATTTAAAGGCTATAACCTTATATTATTCGTTATCATAAAACATTCTTTCTGAATCTTCTGTGTTCCATTTTTCATATCCCTCACAGTTATACCATTCATCACATACTAAGTAATCTGGTTTCTCCGGGAAAGGTTTAGTTACAAAGCTAGGCTCAGACCATTTAATCCTATTGTTAGGTTGTAAAGCTATCTGACCATTCTCAAGTAAAATGATATGATGAGACTTATGTTCTTTAGGATCTTCTGCTAATGTAAGATCTGTGTTCATATCATTTGCTCCCCAGTTGATAGTTCCATGATAATTACCTTTGTAAAATTTATGGTCTTTCATATATACTTCTACAGGAGTATCATATAGGTAAGACAAACTCATAACAGTAAAGTTATAAGAGAAGCAATTCCACAACTGTAAGAAGTGAAATGGTAGATCTGGATCTGGTGTCTCTGGTTCAGTCAATAAAGCATGACTCGGTAACTTATCTCTAAGAGCTCCATTCTCTAGCAACACTTGGAATAATGCTGCTTGACCCGGCATACATCTTACTGATACTATAATACCTGGAGTAAATTCTCCATGACCCTTAGTATGTTGGTACATGTATTCATTTCTTACAAATACTTTAAGAGGAAAGAAGTTATGTTCTATATGTGCCATAATAAATAGTTTATGTCACAAAACTACAAATAATTGTGACACCATAATGTGTAATATAGTTTACAAAAGTATACTATTTTGTAACTTATATTTTACATTATGCATGCTTATTCTGGAAAAATTCATGCAGGTTATAATCTTATAGTGGAAAATTTCCATCACTAAAACGGTTATATTCCGGTTATGGTGGAAAATTCTTACAAGAGCATCTATTTCCCCCCCAGGCACTTCCTACCAAAGTTGTACCCCCCCTTATGTCAAGTTTCTTGCACCAAAAACTGGACAAAGTTATTTAGATTTTTAGTATGTGAGATCAGGAGGTTGGGTATATGCTACAAGGCCCCACCCCCGCGGGAGTTGGGTGGTACCCCCCATGGTTTGAGAGAGGAGACCATGAATTCTAGAAATATTTTTAGAAAAAAAGCATGCTTGGAAGAAGTTTTATGTACTTGTGTAGATACTATGTATGTAGATATGTATGTTGTACTATGTTGTAGATAGTATAGAGGTAGATGTGTTGTGTGTTCTTGGTGCTTGTACCATAGCTATGATAGATGTATTTAAATAGTATATATATGTAAGGACACAAGTATATGTAAAGATATATAACAACTTTTATTATGTATGAACCAATTAAATCTTTTACTATGCATAGAGTAGATATTTTTAGTTTTTTAGCAAGTGATGCTAAAGAACTAACCAAAATGCAAACAAGATTAAACCAATGGATGACATCCAAGAGTTTAGTTAAGTATGAAATACACACCGCTGGTGAGTATATTATATTCAATGTTTGTAGAAAGAAAGAAGAGGGAGCTTAGGCTTCTTCTTCTTTTATATATAACAACTTTTATTCTATACAAGTATTAATTTAAATTAAAGTATATGTGGTTTAATAGAGTAGTAATGAATGGAGATAATGTTATTAGTAAAGAAAGAATATTTATAGTGGATGAATATGGATATGAAGATTCATTTGGTTTAGATATATTAGGTAATTGGGTAGAAGAATGGTGGGATTAATATAAAGGGGTAATTCCCCTTTGTATAACAACTTTTATTATGCATTAACCAATAAATTTTATATTATGGACACAAATGAACTATTTGAATTGGCTGAAATGCTAGATAATGATATTGCTCATTATGAAAAAAATGTTACTAAGCTTCAAGCTCAAATACATGAAGAAAAATGTAAACTATCTGATTTGAAATCATATAGAGCACACATTCAAAAAGGTATAGAAGCTGATATAGCTTCAATGGAAAGTAATACAGGGGAGTAATCCCCTTTTATATTAAACAACTTTTATTCTTATTAAACCAATAAATTTTATATTATGAAAAGAAATGCAAGTGTAGGCTTTGCCTGCTTATGGACATGTGTTATTATTATTGCTGTAATAATGTTAACAAGTTGTAAATCCACTTACCATGAATGTGATGCTTATGGCAAAGTTAAGTGGGAGAATTCAATATGTAATCCTGAAAATGGAGACTTTGTTGCAGAAGTTGCCTTCAATGAAGGCTGTACTGCTGAGGAAGTTACTCAGGAACAGTTTGATGCAAGGTATTCAGCAGGGTATTAATATTAAAGCAGGGCTTAGGCTCTGCTTATTATTTTATGCTAGATAGAAAACAAATAGCCCTCACACAAGGCAAGCAGCTTCTCTAGTTCCGCGAAAAGCTCCACCATTTCAGCACCTTGCCTTTCCTCTCTCACACTCACACAGCAAAGCAATTTATATACTTTAGCCTTCTCTACCGTTCAGACTTAAGCATATAAATACCTTTGCTTCCCTCACACCTGCGCGCCATACCCTTCATTAGCATTCAGACTATGGCTTGCTCACTCTGAAAAGCCTACACACTCCCTCACACATCATTCATTCTTATAGGTGTGGCTAAAGCCACTTTTTAAAGTCTTTCTTTCTTTTTATTATATGAAACAACTTTTATTTTATAATAACCAAATAAATTATATATTATGAAAAAAAAGTATTTAATATTCCCGTATGATTTTAAGAGAACTACACACAGAATAATTCCGGGTGCCACACAATGGCTATGGGAAGATGATGATATAGATGATATAAAAATCAGCATAGTAGGTGGTGGCCAAGGCCTTATGGGTGACGGAGTTGTATCATTTGAAATGTGGGATTTCAGAGAAGATGATGTACAAGGTTATAGAACTAAGGATGAAATAAATGCACATCTTAGAAAGTTTCCAATACATTAAATAAAGGGAGTAATCCCTTTTTTTATTATATAAAACAAAACAACTTTTATTTTAAATAAACCAATTAAAAATTTAAAGTATGAACAAGAATTTAAAATTTGGCTACTCTTTCTTAGGAAGATTTGCCATAGTGAAACTTAATGCTAAATTATCCAAAGACGGATACTATGCTTTAAGCACAAGATTTCCTGAACTAACCTTGACATATAATGGCCGTAATGGCTATAGAATTGAGGGGTGCTTATTAAGTTCAGAATTTAATTCTTTTAGAGATAAGCTTGCTTATGATTTGTTGCAATCCAAGATTGAAACTATGCAAGAAAAACAAAAAGAATTATTGGGTATTTATCCATCTAGTTTTGAACTAGAAGATTTATTGCCTTATTAATTAATTGGGGGAGAGAAAGACTCTTCCCCTTTTTCATTTTTAATACTTATTCAGATGATAGTATATTCTGTAGTAAATGGAATCTTGACTGTTAAGGAGTGGACTCTTAATCCCAATTCTTAATGGTTTAATTAGGGAACAGAAATGTTCCCTTTTTATTTTAACAAACAACTTTTATTTTATATAAACTATTTAAATTATTCACTAAAAGGTTGTGGCTTACCACTATGTGTATTATGAGCAAAATTATTGCAGTAGCTTTAACAAGCAAATTTGGTGCTGAAGCAGTAACCAATCTAATGGAAGTAATAGGTGCAACTTGCAATCCTGAAATGGCAGCAGAAATCCTTTTAGGAGTGTATGAAAAGCCTGAAATTCCTAACACTATTTTTGAGAACGGTACCAAAAAAACTGTTGTTAGTATAGACTATTGGCAAGCCACTGTTACTTACTCTTATGAAGAAGAAGTAAGAAAACATTTGTATGTTGAAGATAGTCTTGACACAAGTGTAATTACTCTTGAGAATTGGAAACAGTTTGATAATGCTTATGGAAAAAGTAATATCAAATCATTCTATCTTCCAACAGGAGAGATTAAGACAAAGCAATCACATACTAGTATTGGTGATTGGTTATATGAAGAAGCAAAAGACTATGCTTTGGCTATGTAAGAATAAGGGGAGAAATCCCCTTTTTATTTTTAACAACTTTTATTTTATAACAACCATTTAAATTATTTATTATGAAAAGTATTAAAGAAATAATGCAAGCAAACAATGCTAAATTTAAAGACTATGGAAAGTTTACAACTAACAACAGTTATTGGAGTAAACCAAGAGTGTTTCCATATGCTATCTTATTGAAAAATGAAGATACATCATTCTTTATTTATTTTAGAAAGAATATATTAGGCAATGATTTGTCTAAAATTATTACTGAAAAGAAAGTCTATGAAAATAGGTTTGGAATGTTAGTATTTAAACAAGAGGATTAGTCCTCTTTTTTTTAGTAACAGTTCCCATAGTTATTAGGCCTAAACAAGTTTAGTCCCGCTTTTAAACAACTTTTATTTTATATAAATTGTTTATTTATTAACCTCTAAAACCACAAAAATGGCTGAGAAAATTAAATCAAAACCAAAGAGTTTCCTTAAATGGAAAGATGAAACAACACCTGCGGGAAATGTTGTAAAAGTTGCTAACATTTCAGGCACTCTAAACAGAATGTCTGAACAAAGTTGGCCTTACACTAATAGTGAGGGTACAGTAATTAACTACAAGTTAGCTACTATTACTTATCCTGATTATTTTGGTACTCTTGTTACTGAGGAAAATGTTAAGGTGTATGAAGCATCTTATTCCCAAGGTATGGAAAAAGGCCAAACCTATTTAGGCAGAGTTCAGCGTGGCACTAATGCTGATGGAACAAAAAGAAATCCGTGGGTTACTTTGTATTCAGCAGTAGTTGGAACATCTTTGTCTGATGATGATTATGGAGATGCTGAGTTGGAGATTGCTAATGAACTCACAGTAGAGTAAGTTAGAAAAGAGTGTACAGAAATGTGCACTCTTTTTTTTAAAATAATAATTCTTACCACGCGGTGTAACAATGTGACTTTGATACTGAGTATCAGACAGTTACAAAAAGAGTATTTCTCAAAAACAGGTAGTAACAGGTGGCATAATAGGATAAATTGTGTGTTTAGAGCCTTTGGCTCCGCTTAAAACAACTTTTATTCTACGGGAATTGTTAGGCATCATTGCTTGTAGCGGTCATCCCTGAGATACTTGATGCAATAATACAAGGGTGTTGCAGGTATAAATGTGGATACATTGTAGATACATTGGAATGCTGAGAAAAACAATTTAATTTTCTAATAAGTAGTAGCAGTAAGGCTTTCAGTAATGTTGACTAATAACCTTTGGCTAATTATATGAGTGCGGTCACTACTGAGTAATTACTGCAACAACTCTACATAATATAATTGTATATAGCTAAACTGCTCTTACCTTACTATAAGAAGAGTGTTATTACTCTATATAGTTAGAATAGCATAATAAGTATTTCCGGAATTAATAAAATTTAAAAATATAATCCTATTTGGCCAATAGGAGCTTTACTATAGTGGTAATTGCAGGACCGAAAGTATGGGTAACAACCATAACAGTATATTGGCTTTAAAAATTAAGGTAGAAGTACCATTGCAATTGGCATAATTAACTAATCCTAATAATATACTATTAGGTGAATATTGCCAATTAACAGGGCTTGGTACTGTTACTATGATTATATACCACTAAATTTACAGGTATGATTTTTAAACTGATTGCAGAAATTATTAAAGATGCTTCTAATGCATCTAACAAGAAATTAGACAAGAATGCTTATGCTGATTTCTTAAATACTCTCTCTATAGATGACTTAATAGTCCTTAGAGATAGTTATAAGGCAGAAAGGATATTGTCTTAGTACTTATTCCCGCAAGATTAATTTCTTGTGGGACTATAATACTCTCATCCAATTGCAGGTGTTTGCCTTAAAATTTAATGGACATCAGGCTAGAGATAACCAACATACAAGGATTGCAACCTTGTGAGAGTACGCAAAGGGATTTCAATGTAGTGTCTTTTATTCCCTTAACTGTCTAACCAACAGGACTTAAAGACCGTGGTAGATTGTGTGATAGTACTATGGTAGTACTAGTGAAGCAATCAGAGAACGATAGCTACAAATAACAGCTTGGCAGTGCTTATTATAAACTGCTCTTATAGACTACTCTCTAGTAGGGTAGTCTATTGTTAATGCACCATATCTACTTCCCAAGGGTAGACAGTTTTTTGTAAATCTTGAATATTGAAACAAGATGTATGTGAGTTTATGGACCGTATGCCATACACACGGACACGAAGTCCTACAACTGAGTGCAGAGGGATAACCATAGCATAAGTGGTCATGAAACAATGCATTCCAGGTAGAGGATAATTACTACATGTAAAGGTGAAAGACCTTTGAACAACCATACCACTTGTAAGTTCTTAGGTATGGTGGTGTATAGAACTTATAGCTTTAACCTGCTAAACGGTGGAAGAGGATAACCAAGCCTCTTATAAAATAGCAGTGACTTTGTGCACAGAGACTATAGGGAAAGACCCTTTGAATGTAGAATAAAGCACTGCGGGTTCTACCACTGCTATTTTTTTAACTTAAAACTAAACTTAAACCTAAACTTAAAACTAAACTTATGACACGTAAAATTGAAATTAAAAACATTGCTGTTATTAACAATATTATTAGTGACAGACAACCTGAGAATTTAAGAGAAATACTCAGAGAGCATTCTAATAAAAAGAATGCATATATGTATTCTTTAAAGGACCTTAAACCTGGTTCTGATAAATATATCAGTAATGAAAAAAAGTTAGCAGAAATTGCGCTTCTTCCTGATCATGATATTCAATACACTGATGATATTATTATCTTAGGTGAGTACAGTAAAGAAATATTAAGTCTTACTTTAGGTACTTATACAAGACAAGAAATCATTAAAAGAAGTTATTATGATGAATATAATGAATATGAAGAATATGAAGAAGACACTACAATAGATGTGAAGTATACATTCTTAGTAAAGAATCAGTATCATCTTCATAGTGTCTACTTGAAATTCTCTGATTTATTTTCTGAGTATCATAATATTTCTAGGGAATGGTTAGAAATTACTGTAAATAATCAATATTATGATTTATACAGATCTTACCATGAGGACTATAGCAAATATATATCTCTATTTAAAAAAGATATAATTAAAGCCCTAGAATATGGTTATGATGTTTCTATTGACAATGATAGAGATATGCGTGGTTTTAGCAGAGGATTATATCTTAAGATAGAAGGTCCTGATAAAACTATTAAGCATTTTCTTTCAGAGTTAGATAAAATTCTTAGCATTAAATACTATTGGTATGAAGATAAAAGGACAATGTTTGGACAAAGTTATCTTTTTGATTCTGTCTTAGAAGAGTATGAATATGCTAAGGATAATATCTGTGAAGAAGAAAATTCCTAATAAAAAGGTCTGTCTAGAGCTGTAAATGACAGTAAAGCTCTATTTTATAAACTTAAAACTATACTTATGGATACTATTTATTGGACTATGAGAAATGGTCAAAAGATAGATGTTGATACAATGGATATTCAACATCTAAGGAATACTCTCAAAATGCTTATTAAAGCTAAGAGAGCACAATCTGTACCTAAATTTCAGGTGCATGGAGAAATTGCTAGTGAATTTGCTGATATGGCTATGCTATATAGTATTTCACCAGAGCTAACTTGTCAATGTGATGAAGTTAGTGAATGTCAACAATGTTGGGAAGATAGAAAGAATGAAAGTGATCTGAATGCATTAGAAAATTCAGGTACAGAATATTAAAAAACATAGCAGGTGAAAGTCCTGCATTTATGATTACTAACTTAAAAATATACTTATGAATAAAAATTATCCTTTTGGTTATGGTGTATTAGCCGGTCTACACACTGTAAAATTAAATGTTAACATATTATTTGCTGATGCAAGTAAATTAATAGACAAAAATGAGCACTTAGCAATATACTCTACAGGAAGAGGTGACAGAATAAGAATAGAAGGCTTTATAACAGGAGCAAATTTTCCAAATTTTCTTAAAGATTTGGAAATATATAAACTTGATTATAAAGTAAATAAACTAATAGAAAGAAAAGTATCTATACTAGATACTTCTATATCTAATTCAATAGCAGATTTTAATGATTTACCTTTTTAATTTATAATTATGAAACTTATACAAACCTTTTTTATTGGATTAGCTGCAGGTACACTACTATGTGTACTTGTAGCTTATATACTGGAATCTAGAAAAGAGCCAGTTCCCCGATTAGCAATACAATGTGAATATTACTTAGAAGTTTCTGAGGATTCTATTTGGTTAGAATCTCAAGAAGGACTAGTATATTCAGGAAAATACACAGATTTAGATAGTCTAATTTGTGAAGATAACAGATAAATTTAAAAATATGATTATGGAAAACTCAAATGAATTAAAAGCTATTATTTATAACAGCTTAATCAAAGAAGTCTTTGACATTATTAGTGAAGATTGTAGAAATCAAGTAATAAAGATTCTTGATGAAAAAATGGCAAATTATAAAGAATTAGCTATGCAAACAAACATAGACATAGAAGAAATAAGATTAAAGTATTCTATATATTATGATTTAAAAAAACTAATTTAATTATAAAACTATGATTACAAAAATTAATAAAATTTCATTAGCAATATTAGTTGCTATTGGATTACAATATTTTATAGTGGGAGCATTTACTATGCAGTTTATGGATTTTTCTGGATTTTCAATAATTAATTGG